CCTGCCGGAGCTGTCGATGCGGGCGCGTTCGGAGCCGCCAATACCAAGTGAAAGCTGGCTACCGTTAATCAGCAATGGTGCATAGGCACTTTCTGCATTATTGACAGCTTCAAATACAGACCCGCCGAATGACGCAAGGTGTCCGTAGGCGCGGATACGGTTTGTAGCACCAGCAATGATCGCAGTTTTAGCGTCGTCTGCGGAGGTGGCGTGGAGAATTGCTCCAGGGCTCGTATTGCCAATCCCTACACGGCCAGTGGAAGTGATGCGTAATCGCTCGACGGCAATAGCACTTCCAGATGGAGTTGTCTCCATAATTATGAAGCCAGGAGAAGACGTACTACTTATTCCTCCGTCTGAAAAACCACGTATTGCTCCAGTACTTTTATATGTAGTCCCGTCATATCCGTTGTATTCAACGCGGCCCATTTCTACAGAAGATGAAATAGCAGAAGGAGCGCCAGCGCTACCGTCTGCTCTTGAAAGCCTGAGATTTGTAGGTAGTGCAAAACGCGAAAATTGAATTACACCAGTTCCAATTACTGATAGATCGGCGTTAGATAGCAATGTTGACGTAGTGCCAACAGAGACCTGCCCGGTGCTATTTACAAACAACCGTCCCGTACCATCAGTTGAGATGGCTACTTGGTCTGCGCCAGGTGAATAAATACCCGTGTTTTGATCTGTTGTGAAGGTATAGGTGGGTGCTGCAGCAGTTCCTAAGGATACGGCTTCAATTTGACCAGTGGAATCAAAACGAAGTCTTTCGGTTCCACTTGTTGAAATAGAAACTTGGTCTGCACCGGGGGAATAAACTCCGGGTTTTGATACCCCTGCTGTGGTACCAATTTGAATACTAGGAGCTGCAGCAGTGCCTGAAGGAAATATGCCTGTTGTAATATTTGCTGTTACTGCATTAACGGTAGTTCCTGAAACTGTAGTACCGTAAACATTTAAACCGGAAATTGTTCCCGTTACCGTGATGTTCCCTGAAACAGAACCTGCGGCGTATAAACCAGATACAGTGACAGTTTGGTCGGCACCCGCATTGGTGAAAATAATATTATCAACTTTAATACTTCCGTAAGCCATAATACTTTTTGTTCCTTACTTTAATAATAACAGGAAAACAGAAGTTCTTTTAAGGTAGAACCGTAATAGTTCCTCTAATAATAAGACCGGCATCGCCAGAAATAACACCAGAAGAAATTAATGCGGGTGTAGCGCCTGATGGGGCGGTAAACACACCGGACACACCAGTAATATTTGAAAAACGACCGGTGTTTCCAGTAATAGTTGCCCCCGAAAGCAACGTGGTAAACACACCGGATACACCAGTAACATTAGAAAACTGGCCGGTATTTCCACTGATTGTGGTGCCGCTTAAAGTAACAAAAATACCCGATGTGCCAGAGAATATATTGCCCGTTATTGTTGCTCCGGATAAGCTTGTGGTGTAAACACCGCTTACTCCCGTGATAGAAGTAAAGGCGCCGCTAACGCCGGTTAATGTTGTAAATACACCAGTTACACCAGTAATAGAAGTAAATGCACCTGTAGTTCCGGTAATAGTTACACCGCTAATTCGACCACTTACATTAAGACCGGATCCGATAAAACCTGATCCAACTACAGTTAAATTACCTGAGACAGTTGCGTTTGTAAAATTTAAATCTGTAAAAGTACCTGTTGTTGCAGTAATAGTTGTAGCGGAAATCGAAGCACCTGAAATACTGGTGGTAAATGTAGCCGAGATCCCCGTCACATTACTAAAAAGACCAGTATCTCCTGTAACAGTTGCACCTGAAATACGAGTAAATGTTCCGGAACCTCCGGTTACTAGTGAGAATAGACCTGCATTACCTGTGACAATTGCACCGGAAATACTTGTAGTAAAGGTCCCAGAAACTCCCGTAAGTGTTGACACATTTACTGTGTTACCTGTAATAGTCAAACCAGATAGCGTGCTGGTATAAATACCGGTTGCTCCTGTAATGGTTGTAAAACGCCCTGTATCACCTGTAATTATTGCCCCTGAAATTTGTGTAGTACCGATTAAATTTACGCCGGTCAAATTAGTGTATTGACCCGTATCACCTGTTATTGTGTTTCCCGAAAGGATTTGTGTGTATATACCTGAAATACTTGTTACCGTTCCAAAGCTACCAGCATTTCCGGTAACGGTTGCTCCGCTGATACGTGTAGTAAATGTGCCGGAAACACCTGTAATGTTTGCAAAACGTCCCGTGTCTCCTGTGATTACTGCACCTGAAAGGTTTGTTGTAAAAACACCTGATACACCTGTAATGCTTGTAGTTTGAATTGTTGTTCCAGTAATCGTAGAGCCCGATAGTGTTCCGCTGATTGTTACGCCAGAAGAAAATACAGAATCACCTGAAACAAATAAGCCACTACCAACGGTTAAATTGCCACTAACAGCTAGTGTTGGTGTTGAAAGATTTCCAAAAACACCGGATGTTGCCTGGACAGTAGTCCCGGTAATTGTTACGCCACTTAACGCAGTAAAAATACCCGATGTACCGGCAATATTGTTGCCTGTAATTGTTGCGCCACTAAGTTGAGTTGAGAATTTTCCGCTAACAGCATTAAGAGTTGTACCTGTGAAAGTTGTTGCAGCTACAGTGATACCGTTAACACTGGTACCTTGTATGTTGGTACCGGTAATGGTTGTTCCACTAACTGTTCCGCTTACTGTTGCATTGTTTTGAACAATGATTCCGCTAAATAGCGCATTATTATCTACTTCTAAATCAAAAGTGGTTGTAGCATTTGATACTGTAAGATTTCCCCCTATTGTGGTATTGCCGCTAATAGTTCCACCCGTACGAGGAAGGTAGTAGATACTTAAATATGCCTTGGTACCAGAGATGGTTATTTTTTTGTTTTTTAACGCTGGATCAACTTCATTTACATGTACAACCGTAAATAAATCCTGCTCCGCAAGATCAATGCCCGCAAGTTCTTGTAGGTCACTAATTCGCCTGTTGGCCATTTATCTACGCATAGATGCTCTTAATTCAATTATAGTTTCTCTGTGCTTAACGCACTACTTAACCTTAATCTCAATACGCGGCAAAATTTGTGCTGTAAATTTCCAAATTTCTTGGGCTCCTACTACCAGGCCACAAGACAGTAGTAAAACCAGAAGCAGTTCTGCAACTGTTAAATTACGCCGTACATAAACAACCTGAGGCTGGTTTGGGATAAAGGATGAAGGGGGAGCGATTGGCATGGGGGCAATCATTTGACTTGCTGGTGGCGTTTGTTGTATTTGTTGTTTTTGTTCCATGGTGATTCGGATGGCTTCTTCACGGGCACGTTGTTTCATGTTCTCCACCATTTCTGGTGTGATGAACGAGGGTAATCCCGTGTTGTCTTGGGGGGGTTGGTTCTCGAAGGTAGTTTGTTCTTCCATTACCTAGCAAAAAGTTTTCCAACACACTAGCATTAAAAAAACTTTTTTGCTTTATGAAATACGGACTAAGGAAAGGATTAGAAGATGTGGCATTTGAATTGAAAGGAATCCGGAATATCCTGGCGTCCATGTGGCATAGCCGGTATCAAAACGGAGAAACTGACCTTTTAAATCCAGAAGCATTTGCTGATGAGTATATTTCAACCGAAGAATGCTCTCGTCGTTTGGGTGTGTCAGATCAAACCATTCGAAACTGGATGGCAGTAGGTAGAAAAAACAAAGGTAAGGGCTGGATCGAAGGGGTGCATTACATCAATGTTTGTCCGGACGAGGGAAAACGTGCCGTAATTCGGATTCCTTGGAATCATCTGGTTCGTTCATTTGCCAAAGATCGTCCGGTGGTGTCCACAGATTTTCAGAAGGCTGCGGAACTGTATAAAACTTCAACCGAAGGAAAATTAGAATGATGGCACATCGTTTTCAAGGTGTTGACATCACTTTGACCACAGTTGAAAACTGTGAAGAATTGTTAACAGAATCTTTATTTCGTCAGGTTTTAGATTTTTTACCTCCCCATGGTTCATTTGATGACGCATGCCTACGCAGGTATTTAGAAAATCTTAAGAATTATGAAGAAGAAGATGCTAACTCCAACATGACTTTGGCAAATCGACTGCGAATTGCCTTTAAGGATATGGAGCCAGATACCATCTGTGGTAAATTTCCTTTAGCTGAATTACCGTTGAAACGCCGTTTACGCTGCGTTGCCGAATATTTGATTCGTTCTGGCGAATTCGATAAAGTTCGAGATGAAAACGGCAAGCTTGTTAAGAAACGTGGCAATCTTGGCAAGCTGGTAGTCCTTTACAAGCCTTTGCCAAAACTTTTAGAATCCCTTAGTAAGCAAGGATTGTTAGCAAATGAATCGACGCGAAAAATTAATAGCTTCAGTGATCGGTCCGGAGATGGATCAAACGAAAGCCAAGATACTTGACGCCACCATAAAGTTGGTTCTTGGTGACATGGGGCAACAATATTGCAAAATGTGGGAGCATGAAGGGCCTGGTGTCATGGTTTTTCAACCAGACAACAAAGAACGTTCGATGTTTTTCCTAACTCTTAAGGAGATGCACTCTGCTGAGGAACAGTGCGAACGTAGCAATGACGGTGATTTGGCTGAAAGCTTTCGGCGCATTCTTCAAGCGGCACAAAAAATTGACCCCACTGAAAAAGCTGGTTATGTGATTAACGACGCAGCGGGCATGCGTTATTTTGAAATTGATTACAACAAGATGGATGAATAATAATGGCTATTCATGACATACGCATGCGCAAGGAGGATCTTGAGCTAATTACAAATTATGATTTAACCGGCGCAGCGCATGCTTTATTAGATGGTATTGATCTAGATGTTGCAAGTTCTAAAGTTGCCAACGAACACATTCAAGCAGATAAGTTTTTCACTCCTTTAGACGATGGGTTAAACGCCCAGCAATGGTACGGAAGTGTTTATTTGTTTCCTCCAGGGGGTGCTTATTTCCGTGATAAGAAAAACGACCGCTGGAAAATGACACGTGCAACATCTCCAACTTTGGTGTCTTCACATGCTGTCTGGTTTCGCAAGCTGTATCAATCCTGGCTTAATCGAGACATTAAACAAGGTTTGTATTTTACCAATTGTCCGGACATGATTAGATACGAACAAAAAATTTTTGATTTTCCCATTTGTATTTTAAAAACAGCCCCAACATTAATTAAAAATACAAGCAAAGGGATTGACAGACACAAGACTTGTACTTCGTTTTTAGTCTATTTACCGCCAATGAACGACTCCGGGGCTGCCGTTCAAAAATTTATTGATATTTACGCGGAAAAAGGACGAATTATCTGCTAGGTTTTGTAGACTAAAGAACGTTTCAACGCTGCAATGAGCATACTGGCTGACTGGGAAATCAAGTACTTGGCACAAAACCGAGACATGATTACTCCTTTTAAAGACTGTCTTGTTAGTGAACGAGATGACAAACGAATCTTAAGTTATGGCCTTAGTTCATACGGGTATGACATTCGCCTTTCTCCAAAACAATGCTTGGTTTTTGGACGTATTCAAGCAGGTGAATGTGATCCAAAAGAATTTAATCCTGAGATTCTTTGTGAATCCGAACTATTAGAAGATGAGAAAGGCCAATATTTTATGCTGCCTCCTTATGGATATTGCTTGGGAGTTGCTCAAGAACGCCTAAAACTTCCTAGAGATGTAACCGTTGTTGCAGTTGGCAAATCTACCTATGCGCGGTCGGGAATTTTGGTTAACATAACTCCAGCAGAATCTGGGTGGGAAGGATATTTAACCTTGGAGATCAGCAACTGTACGGGTCTTTTTAATCGGATTTATGCTGATGAAGGTATTACACAGTTGTTGTTTTACCGTGGTAATCCTTGCGAAACTACCTATCAAGATCGAAAGGGTAAGTATCAAAACCAAGAAAAAGAAATTGTTTTTTCCCAAGTTTAATGGACGCTGAAGAAAGGCTTGACATTTTGGAGATCCTTACACGTGCTGTGGTGTACCAGGAAAATGAAGAAATCTGCCAAAAACTTTCACGGTGTCGCGTTGATAACGTGCAGTGGGTTTTAAATATGATTGCGAATATGTTTGAAGATCTTCAAGATTCTTTAGAACTTGAAGCTTACAACAACCGGGATTATTAAAATCCTCTGAATGTGCCGGAACGTATTTGAGGTTTATCTGCGTAGTTTGTACTGCCTGCAGTGCCTATTGTGTCGCCCATGCTTGGAAAAGCTGTGCCTTTAAACGATGCCTCTTGACGAGGTGTTCTACCATTTGTAGTCATCTCGTCAATCTGCGCTTGTTGTTTAAATTTTCCAGCGCTTCTGGCAGCAGCCATAAACTTAGCAATTCGGTCTTGCTTGTTATTTAACGAAGATGCAGCACCGCGTTCCTCTGGATCTAGACGCCGTAAATCAGTGTCATAAGCCTGTTCAGGTCGCAAGTCTGATACTTCGGCGCCGGAGGTACCTGCTTTGTTTTGCGCGTCGTATTCAAGAAAACCTTTACGACCAACCCGTGTATTAAACGGTTGGTTCTCTTTTCCTTGACGTGGGTCGTAAAATCTTGCCATGATACTATTGTAATTGAGATAATTCAAGCCCCATATCGTTATGCATGGCGCTGCTGGTTTTTTAGATAGTTTCGTACAAGACGAAATTAAGTGCCGCTGTCTTACTGAAGAAGATTTTGGCGGACCTCTCGATAACGAGGAAAATGATGTACCCTTGTATGACATGTACAACAGGGGCTTGGCATTATGCGAACAAGGGTTGGAAAGGACGAATCTTCAATTGGAAGGGAACACACGTCCGGGAATGACGGGTTACATCCCGTCGATGGAAGAAGCACTGAAGCAGTATCCTGGGGCATCCCCACGTCCGAAGGAACTCGTTCTGTCTTTACCTTCGGCGGATACAATGACCCAGGAACAGCTCCTTTCACAGAAGCGCCGGGGCCTTTTACGTTAAACAATTCTCCAGACATGTTTGCTCCTATTAGCGCATCAGACAGTTCTGATGTATTGATTCTTGGCGGCGAATCTACTGAATGTAAAGATGGGGTTTGCCCAGTTCCATGGATGACCAACACCTTCCTGGCTGAAGACCGCAATTCAAACTTCCCTGGGGAAAACACAATTCCCCAGCGTCCAAAAGTACAGCCCGATCTTGTCAATCATCCTCCTCATTATGTTGACGGTGGAATTGAATGTATTGAGGCAATTGAGGCTCAACTAACACCCGAAGAATATCGCGGCTACCTAAAAGGTAACAACGTGAAATATCTGTGGCGTGAGCGTCATAAAGGCGGTACTGAGTCGTTAAAAAAAGCTGGCTGGTACCTGGACCGTTTAATTCAATTTGACGAGGCTACTCAAAAAGGTTGAAGATCGTCATCATCTTCATCTTCGTCATCCTCGTCGTCGTACACACATGCGGCGGCGAGTTCAGCTAATTCCAAATCGGTGGGAACATCAAAGTCAAGCTTGATGTTCTCATCTTCTAGAATTTCTTTAACCGCATGCCACTCCATCAAACGTTGGTGGTATAGGTTTAGAAGAGCGGCATATAGTTGATCCCAGGTCATCTCTTGCGCTTGTAACTCAGCTTTGCGCATTGCAAATTGAAGCTCCAAAGGAAGCTCAAATTCCCTGGGTTCCACTGAACTTTCCATTCCTGTTTTCATGGCTTCAACAAGAGTATTCTAAGACTAGCTGTTGAATAACAAATCTAGCTCATCAGAGGGGTATTCAACAAGCAAGTCATCATCTAGTCGAAACTGGTTGGCAAATTCTGATAGTACGTACGGGCTGATATGTTCTTCTAACCAACGTATGGCCCTGACTTGGTGAGATGCTGCCATGTAATTTCTGAATGCTTTTAATAAAACTTCGCTTGACGACCAAGGGATTACGTTTGTTTCTTGCAAAAATAATTGCACCTCTTCTCGTCGTCTATCCAAGAGGCCACCTATGACTTGATAGTCGGGATCAAAAATCCATTGGCCCATTTCTTCTGTTGCCGCACGCAGGTCTTCGTGCTCAATACAGTCAATTACGTGGCTATACAAAAAAGCTTCCCAGCCAACAGAATGGATGAATGAAATCAAAGCCTGACGCATATAGTCGTCAAGACCTAGGTTTAATTTTGAAAGTTGACCATCAATAATATTTAACTCGTGAAATAAATATTCCAAAGCTTTTTCTTTGGTGCAACACTGGCCTTTCTTTACAGGTGCACCGTCTGGATAGAATTGCGTCCCATAACCAAGTGTATAAGGCTCTGTTCCTGTTGTGGGATCTGCATATGCTTTTTCATTAAACCCTTCGTATTTACGAATAAGATTAATGGCATGTGAAAAATCTGCCATGGGGATAACAATCGTTATCCCCAATCATACACAAATTATCTGCCCTGACCGCGCATTTTTTTACGACCGTGATTTGGCAATGAGTTTTGACCTTGTCCTTGTTTAGTTTTTTTGGGCTTGGATTCAAGTTTGGTGGTAGACGTTGCTTTTGCTTTTGCCATGGTGACTGAGTGAAGTGCGTAAGTAGATTACCACATATCACCAAAGTCTGGAACATGCCCAGTATCTAGGCGTATTCTTGTCCATCTGCTTGTCACACCCCATTCGTGCCCGGAAATTAGTACGACGATCTTTATCGTGATGTTGTGTGTAGTCTTCATATCCACGGCGACCATACCTTACAATTTTTTCTTCGCCGTCGTAGCAGCTTTTAACAACCCATTTATGGGTATCTCCCTTAGGAGCACGTTGAGGTTTATTACACTCCATCTTATCTTTTTGATAACGATGTGCCGCTGAAGCAGCTTTTTTATGTTGTTGTGACATTATGAAAATCCTTTAAATAAGGAGGTAAATTCTCCTAGTATCTGCTGGCCGCTCTTTGATTTAGATGCGGGTTCTTCTGAGGTGTCTCCAAATAGTTTAAAATAAGAAGGCGCAGGAGCTTCACTTGTATCTACTGTTTTACTATCTGTTTCTTCTGTTGTATTAAATAGACTATCAATACTAGTTAAAGATGAAAAGGGGTCAGATGTATCAATTCCCAAGAACTGCAATCCGCTTTTAGAGCCTCCTTTACTTAAAAGAAGCTGTTCACCTCTGTCAACATCAGGCATAAAATTTGTATAAAACTCGTCCTCGGACCCTTGATAACCCGCAGATTTAAAAAGGTTAAACAAAGCTGTTTCATTTCCTGATGTAGTTGGCTTCACATCTTCCGCTCTTTGGATATAAGATGCACCGAGTTCTTCTTGTGTTGGAGTTTTTTGTTTTTCATTTAGGTACTTAATGGATTCACGAATATCTTTTGCCGCTCCAGTACGTAAAGCCTCGATGATATATTCTTTCACTTGTTGAGTATCTAATCCTTGTTCAGTAAGGCCAAATTGTTTAAGAATTTTATCCCATTCTTCTTTATTTTGTTCTGGTGATACGCCTTGCAATAACTCGTCTGCAAATTCTTCTGGTGTTACAAACTGCAAAAAAGAAGCATCTCCTAAATAAGTTTTCATATCGGATACTGCTGGAATCAGTGTTTTACTAATAAAGTTTTTTGCATCTTCTAAAGAAACAATATCAACGGCCGGGTCGTATCCTTCGCCCCTACCTTTTACTTCATAATGTAATCGCGCAAATTGGTCTTTATTATTAATATCTAATCCATAACGATATGCTTCTGTTGCCCAAAAAGCGTCTCCGTTCTTGGCTGCTTCCCAATCAGATACCACCTCTTGAGATTGTTTTGTATACAAATCAGTTTTAAGTGTATTTTTTGTAGGTGAAAAATAAAATTCAGTATTAAAAGTATTAGGTGCTTGGCTTTTTAATTGATCTAAATAAGTTTTAGCACGGGTATCTGCGTATTCTTTTAATGAGTTTAAAGCGGTCTGTGTTTGAAAAATGTTTTGCTCGTTATCTTTAACATCCATATAACTTACAAACTCATCCATGGATCTTGATGTATCGAAGCGTGGCTTTAAGTAATCCTGAATAAATTTTGTTGTAAATTCTTTATCTATTTGATATTGATTTTCAGCATCTACACTGTCTCCAAGATCCACACCTTCTTGGTAACGTTTTAAAAGCGTATCATCAAACCATTGTTGCCAGTTATATAAGATTGAATTGGAGCTACTTGCAATTCCGGTAATTTTTGAAAATTCTTTTTCTAAGTTTTTAGTGGTTTTTTCAGTGCTGCCTCCAATGGACAAGATTCCTCCAATGCCTGAATCTCCAATTAATGTGTTTGCCAACGTAGAGTTGATAGAGTAAATCTCGTCATAACCTGGAAGTTGGCGCATTAATGCTAAATTACTTTCTCGAGATTTTGCTTTATTTAACTCAGTAATTGTCTGTTTTAAAACATCTTGCGTCAAAGCACCAAACACTTGTTGTTGCTGTAAGTCTTTTTGCGTAATCACATTTTGAACTTCTTGACCCAGTATTGCTGGTTGCTCAGGTGTTCCAAGGCCAAGTACACGGTCTCGATACAGTTGATAATCAGCATCTGTCAAAGACTCTTTATAACTACTTGCAGCTTCTGTATCAAGTGGGGGATTTCCTCTATAACCTACATTTTTACCGACGTTTGTGTAATGTTGTAATAAATATGTTTCTTTTGAGTAACGACCTGTGATATCTAAATCAGGTACAGAATAGCCGCCAACATTTACAGATTGTGCGTCATTCCAACTGTTTAATGCATCTGGATAAGTATTGCCATAATAAGTAGCATCAAACCCACCTGTTGGTGGTTGCGCTCCATAGGTAGACGCATCCCAAGGGGAACCTACTTTGTTGCTTAGGTAGTAAGCTTCTAAAGCATTTTTGGAACTTGTATTAAATAGATCATTAAGATTAATTGGACCAACAGTATTGGCAAGGCTAGATACCAGCTGCCTATAGTTTCCTCCGCTTGAAGTCTTATACGCATTAATGATATCGTTATATTTTGACTTGGCTCCTGCTCCAATGTAATCTTCATTTATTAACTTCAACTGTCTATTATCGTAACCAATTTTGGCTGGACCCGAAATAATACGATTTTCATTTTTGCCATACTTCATCCAATGGTCATAGCCTGCATCTGCTTTGCTTTCAAAAGTATTTTGCCATCCTGCATTGTTCCAAGAATCATTTAAATCTGAATTTTCATCTACATATTTTTCAAAGAGCGCCGCTTTATCGCCCAAATTGTAACTGGTTTTTGGAACGACAGGTTTGACTGGGGTGGTTGTCGTTGTTGTTGTGGTTGTTGTTGTTGTTGTTGTTGGCGTAGACCCATAGGTCCCTGCTGTCCAACTGTTATAACTAGAATCTTTTTGCAGCTCAGCGGTAACCTTGGACCCCCATTCTTTGGGTTTGGTATTTGCAAAAATGTATGCGTTAACTTCGGCGGGGGTATATCCAGCTGCTATTGCATTGTTGTACTTTACAATGTCCGCTTTGCTACCAGCTAAATACGTGGAAAGCGCATTTTTAGCCATATTAAGATGCCTTTTGACTGTTTAAAAATTCTACTTGATAAGAAACAATATCTATAAGTTCACCAGTCATCCACTGTTTAATGATGTGCAATTTTTCTTCTGTAAAAAAATGTTGTTTTGCAAACCAGATTTTCATTTCTTCACTCCCCTTGGCCGTATTGCAACGACGGCAAGCAGGCAACAAGTTCCTTCTGGTTGTCGAACCAGATTTAAATCGTGGAACAATATGATCCAAGCTGGTAGCTTTTGCTTCACAATAACCACAACAATAATTCCATGCTTTATATATTTCGTCTCGAAACCGTTTTTTCGCTAGCTTTGGAGTGACTTCAACAAGTAATGCAAGGGGCTCATGCTCACTCGAAAACATGCATTTAATTGCCGTTATCTTATTTTAAGTTGACCCATTCAGATGGCACCAAGATATAAAAATAAAAAATTTATTAAAACCCTTGACAACCGCTGGTCTTTTGCTACCTTATCTTTGTACACGACACTCAAGTCATGACAAAGAATCCAGAGTGGGTCTCTGTTCAAAAGGCAGAAGAACTCCTTGGTATTGATCGCGCAACCCTCTTCAAATATCGTGATGACGGTACCCTAAAACTTGGTCCTCATTTCGCAGCCTTTCCCGGTACCTACTCACGTGATAGCTATCGCTGGAATGTTGAGAAGGTACGCAAACACTTGAACAAAATGGCGGTTGCCGTTTGATTTAACACATAAAAATTAAAGGCAGCCCTGTTGTTAGGGCTGTTTTTTTATGCCGGTCCGACACCGCTTGCATATGCGGCCCATGCATTCCCTAATGCGTTTATTGTTGATGTTTCACCAGAAGCATAGGGTAAGTTAACCACATCTCCAGGGGAATATACCGTTGGACTGCCGCTGTAATAAACTTCACTAAAGCCAAATTTACTAGCGTTTAATTGCTCTTCGGAAAGTAAGTAGCGTGTTTCAATAATTTCACCAAAGTCAGCCATTGTTATACCGCAGGGGATTCTCCGGCGGCAGGATTATAAAACGCACCGGTCTTATCTTGCATTCTAAAGTTCTCTAACCGAATAAACGAAGCTGGAACGTTAAGTAATTTTTGCATCATTGGAAGTACTTGGGGCGATTGAAAGTTTTTTGGCGGCACATCCATGAGAGCCATAGCACGTAAACCGTTCATTGTTTGAATGTGTCTTTTGGTTACATTTGATTCCTGTACCAATTTCTGTTCCCACTCAGTAAGGCTTTCTTCGGTTTCGACAGGAAGATCTGATGGCTCAGGTGGCAAAATTCCTTCTTCAAAACGAAGAGCGTAAATATGTTTGCAGTATCGCATCTCATCGAGTAGTGGTGACCAATAGTCAGAAAACGAAATGATTTGATTGTTTTTAGCTTTGTAATCCACAAAGGTAGTCGGGCCTTCGGCTTTGCGTGCTGCTGAAAAATTCCTTAAATAACGCCCACCAAAATCATTAAACACACCTGGATTATCAATTGAATCTGTAGTTAATGCCAAATCTCGATTTGTATTTGCATTTGTCATTGCACGGTTATCAATTACACCTGAATTAGGATCTGTAATTAATTCATGCCGTCCGTATTTAAGCAATGCTGGTTTTGTGTAAGGGAAACGGCGTCTTTCTTTGCCGTCTAAATTCATCATGAAAGCATAACTACGACGACTAAAATCTTGACATGAACAGGCATAACGAGTTCCAACTGTTAAGTAGCGTCCAATATTTGGCTTTCTTGTTGCGGGTGTTACATAAACATTGTCAGGACTTGCTTCAAAAGAACTAGTTTTTTGTAATTTTAAAATTCCATTTTCCCCATCTACATCAATTAAAATTGCTTGAACAAAACCATATCTTTTATCTGTTGCTGGATTTAAAGTGTCTTTGGTAATTGGCGGTTCACCTGGGACAAGAATCCGATCTTCAAGTATCTCACCCAATAAAGGCTTGATTGGATCTCCAGAAGGATTGGGCACATATAAAGGTGGCGGCAATGGATTTGAGCTGCTCCACGTTCCTGCAAGTTGTACGTACCAGTACTCATCGTCTTCTGTTACAGAGGCAATGCTCGCCAGTACTCCGGTTGAATCCGTTACATTATCAAAGCGCAATATGGCTCCTATTCGACATCCAGCCCAGTGTACGCCGAATTCCTTGGTCGCCGTAGGGAAGCCCTGTACAACCCCAAGAATCAACGGCTGGCGCCCTTCTGTTGGTGCCGTACCATCTGGATATGGGATTTGATATTGAAAAGGATAAGTTAACGCGTGTTGAACGCCAACACCAACGGAAATTTCATACCCTCGCCTCCATCTGGTCCAGGCAGATTCCCTGTCCATACGCAAAATGGAGTTAGGTAAAGAACCTTTAGAAAACTCCGTTCTAATTGGCTGGATCCCAACAACAGCAGGAATGTCTTGGGCCCCAAAAGACCCAAAGTTATTTCCTTGCTTTGCCACGATTTAGAAGAAGCCGCCTTGTGCCGTCACGTGGGCACCAGGAATGTACCCTGAAGAATTGGGGCCATCTGGAAACACACCAACATAAACACGGTCGCCACGCTCTAAATAAATACCTTTGTTACGGAGTGGTGCAGTAGAACCTAATCCACTCGTATTGCCTGCTGAAATCGAAGGAACAGCAAGTTGTGGCATTACGTCTGAGCAATCAACAATACCACTGCTAGCTGGGACTGTTTTAGCAAACAATAAACGATAGTCACCAGAACCTGGGATAGGCGTAGTCGTTCCACGGGTTTGATAGAACACAAAGGTAACTTGAGGTTGAACACCGTAAGCTACACCAAGATAATTAAAACCACTGGCGGTTCCTCCAGAATAGTTAAGGGCACCTAGTTTGCCTGTAATTGTTGCTGTCCCTGTATATGTATAAGAACCAACACCACTTGCAGTACCTGTATTCATTGCACCGGTTGTGGTGATTGTAACAATCTGTCCACTCACCAGGGAAACTGCATTGCCTGACGTTGAGGTGTCAAGCGTATAATCCGCGCCGCGATAGAAATCATTTCGCGTAATAGTAATTGAATCGATAACACCACCGCTGTTGTTGTCTTCGCTGAGTGTGGCATCCATGTCAACCAGGATGGACGGTGCTTGTCCACCTTGCACAAATAACGTATTGGTAGAAGCACTACCAACGGTTTGCGTCGTGACTCGTACAGAGTCAAACAAGGGGCGATCAACCAGGAGCGGCTGCTTGTTTGTGGCAGTACTAGATATTTGACTAAACACCCTGTCTCTGGTGAATTGACAGGGGCCTCCGAAAACTTCTTTTATTCTAATGGCACAAACAATTTTTCAATGTGCATGTTGTGGTGTTTCTTATGAGCGAGTTGGTAACACGGCGGCTTGGCATAGAAAACGCCTACGCAGCAGGGGATATGTATTTTGTTCAAAGGCATGCAGTTCTTTTAAGCATGGTGGCAATAAAAATAAAATGCCAGAATACGGTTCTTGGTGTGCAATGAAAAACCGTTGTAACAACCCAAGGCATGAATCTTACGGGCGCTATGGTGGTCGGGGTATAACGTACGATCCCGCATGGAATGACTTTGCGATTTTCCTAAATGATGTAGGTTTAAAACCTGATTCCAAAATGGAATTAGAAAGAATTAATAATGACAAGGGTTATTGTAAAAAAAACTGTCGCTGGGCTACACACAAAGAACAAACGCGTAATCGAGGTGGTAAGCGTGCCACAAGACTCTATACGTTTGATGAGAAAACAATGTGCATTGCTGATTGGGCAAAAGAAGTAGGCATTAGACCTCAGTCAATGCAAAAACGTTTAAATAATAACTGGCCTTTAGAAAAAGCTTTTTGCAAAAAAAACACAATAGATGAATGTATGTAGGCTGATTATAAAGCTTATCTATCGAGAGGACCAAATAAACCGGTAACCCCAAAGAGACCAGCTGGATTAAACAGGCCGCCTAAAGAAGATGCTGCGCTACCCAGGGCAGAGGCCCCTGGTTGCAACACAGATTTAAGAATTTCTTCTTTAGCCATGCTTAAGAAGTCTTGTGCTTTTTGTTGTGGTTGCGTTGGAACAGGTGGCGGTGCTCCAGGGGTTTGTGCAACTTGGCTTCCTTGTAAAAGGGAGACGCCTCGTTTGGCTATATTTGGATCTTGATTAAAGTAAAAATTGCTTTTACCAGGTACCGGAATGTAATCTCCTTTTTTAGGACCCTGTGATAAGGCTCTAAAAGACTCGCCGACTTTGCCCATTTGACCCGATACAATAGACGGATCATTGATCATGGATTGAATGCGGTCAAACTCCGATTGTCCACCAAGTAACTTGGCACCATAGGCGGGATCACCAAGCTGTTTCATGTTCAGACCACGATCTAACACCGAGGCGAACTGGCCGGGAGCTGTGGCAATATTGCGAATATCTTTACCACCCCATTTACCACTTAAACGGCGCTGGAGAGTACTAGCAGCCACTGCAGCGGGATCCATGCTTCCAGGTCCGCGATAGCCTTCAAGTCCAGCTAAAACTGTTAAAGCGTTTAGCTCTTCAGGTTTTAAACCAAATCGTTGTTGTACGGTAAAGGGTGCCATTGGTTTTATGTTCTTATACTCCTACCCAGTTTGAATCAGCTTTGAGACCAGGGGTAAAAACGGTTTGGCATACAAGCACAAGCGTTAATTTGGTCAGGACGCTTTTAACAAACTTAGGGCAAAGAATCATTGGTTTAATGCAACAACACTGGCTTCCGTGAATCAAAAGATTCGTTATCCAGTTGGTGGACTTACCTACGATGTAGCGCCAAGTATTCTTAGTTTAACAAAGGGTTATTTTAAACCCCTGTTATAAGCTTGGATCAAAAGTTGACGTTGTTTTTCTTCTAAATTGGGACGAAACGCATTGAAATCTATTTGCGTGTTATAAGCGTTAACGTTTGGAAGAAGCTGCTCTAGTCCCTTACCAGGAGCAAAGGGCATTCCCTCAAGACTAGAGGGAGTTGTAATGCCAACTGAACTTAACAAGTCAGAAGGAAGTCGTTTGGTAAATGTGTTTGAGTCAATGTCAACATTTGGAGTTGTAACTCCTTGTGTATATTGACCAAAACTTGACGTGGTTGTTCCAAGCCCGGTGTTGTATCCTGGTGCTGCTTGCATCTCTGCATAACCTATTTGACCAGGTCGTAGTTTTGCTGCTAACCGGGGGTTGGTTTGTGCCCATATTTGTAAACCAATTCTTTCTCGATCATCTCCGGTGGCTGTATTGTATTGTTTTGTTAAGTCAGCAATTTGATACTTTTTAAATAAAGGATCTTGTGCGGTAAGTTGTTGAGCACGCTCTTTTTCTGCGGCATAGGCACGTTCAGCTGGAGAACCTGTACTAGCTAAAGGGCTAGATGGAACACTACGAGCCGAAGGTGCTTGCTGACTGCTGCGTTGTGCAGACATCCAAGATTGCGGTTCCCAGTCTGTGGGACCATACTTACCTGTTCGGATGCCGTTAAGTGGCACTGAACCAGCTTTTATATTAACGGATTGTGCTTTTATATTTGGAATTACAGGTGAAGCAAGAAAACCAAAGGGAGTTGCCAATGCTAGTGCACCGCCAAAACCTTGTTTTTCTTGCTCACTGGCAAATTGATTTAAAGAGTTTCTAATTGAAGGTGGAATAATATTACTAACAGTACGATCAATGGCTGGACCAATTTGGTTTAAAGCGTTTTCAATATCTTGAGTAGACCTAAAATTTTGAGTGGCATCTGCACCTATAAATGCTGCAGGCGCTCCTGCTTGCATTGCCCGCATATTGACAGTAGCTTTTAAAGCTTGTGGGTAAGTCATCGGACTACGGGGGGAAAGCCCTGCTCTTAAAGCACCTGACATCATATCTCTTTGTAAAAGCTTTGCAGCCTCACCTCCAAGATTGCGAAGCAAACCACCAACTGAACTCATTGGAATACCCATTACCGCCAAGCCTCATGAAGATACATACGTGAACCTACTGCCGTATCAGCAGGGCCAGGAAGTGCCTGGATGAATTCAGCACCAGAGCGCTCATAACGGTAACGTGCTTGGAACGGATCCTTGTAGTTAGGTACGTAAAGGATACCGGCAAGACGATTGGTTTCATAGAGATAAATTTCATCCCAAACCTTAAGTGCTTCCTTGGCATTGCTTGATCGAATAGTACGATCAACGTCTCCGGCAATACTTTCTAAACGTGTCGAGGGAGCTGTTGCAACTTCTGTTTTCTTTTCTGCTGTATCGCAACGACCAACCTGAATAATAATTTTGTCGTAAAAATATGAATCCGGTACGGTATTCATTGCTTCTTCCAGGCGGGCATAGTCGCCCGCAGGAACTGAAACAGTAAAGTAACCCAGGTGATACCTGACCCTACTTTTATCAAAGTCAGATAAATTCACTTCTACATTTCGCTATTGTTTAATTATAAAGTAAGTGAATTAAGCCGATTGCTCCTGACCACCTGCAAGATACGGGTTTTGCATTAAGAAAGAAGTTAGAAAATCTTGGGATTTTGAAGGTGCCAATGCTTCTTGTAGTAACATTCGCTTTAACAAATCTTCTGTGGTTTGAGTAGGTTGTTGCGCAGTTGTAGGTGGAGTACCGGGTAACACCGGAGCTGTTGGTAATTGATTTGTTTCAGCAGCTGAAGCTGCCTTTGGCAGTTCACTCATATGAAATACGTCTAACTTGTATGGGCCAGTATGTAAGGTTGAGATGTTTCCAGCTCGTCCAACATTTGGCAATCCTTGTACATTTCCGCCGCCTAAAAACCGTAAAGATGTACCTTCTGGAAAAGAATAATCTTCGCCTTGATGCGCAACATTTCGTGCGCCAGTAACTGGATGAATTTCACGAATTCCAATCCCTTCTGTTAAAGCAACCGCAGGATTTAACTGGAACTGTCCGCCTGTACCTTGGCTATACATCTGTTGCCATGTTTGACTACCAGGTAGGCGAAACTGGATGTTTTGACCGAGATCTGCGCGTGCCTGCGATAACCCGTAGCGCTTGCCGTCTTTAATAACTTCAAAATGACCATGTGCACCGGTTACTCCGCCGGTGGCACCTGTTTTGCCTAAATAAATTGAAGATCCGCTCAAGCGTGGCAATCCGGCCATTATCTTTTTATTTTTAATTTTAAAACAAAAAAGCCTCCAGAAGGAGGCTTGAGAAGTTTAAGTCAAGCTTTACACTCGAATTAAGTCTGCTGCCAAGACAGCATTCCAGTCAACTCGTTTGATTTGCTTGAGCTGCTCCAAGTTATTGA